CGGCCCGATCCGGCCCGTCGTGGGGGGTGCGGCGTGACGTCGATCCCTGGGCTGCTCGCCCCCGGCGAGCTCGTGCTCGACACCCGCTCCGCAGCCCCGGCGACATTCCGCGTGATCGGGCTCGACCTGTCGATCACCTCGACCGGCGTCTGCCTGCCGGACGGCACGACGTACCGGATCAAGACGCGGTTGAAGGATCGGCACAAGCGGGTCACGCAGATCCGTGACCGACTGGCGATCGAGGTCGCCGAGCAGCGCCCGCACCTCGCCGTGATCGAAGACCTGCCGATGAACACGGGTCGGATGAGCCTCGCGAACTTGAAGGCGATCGCTGGGCTGCACGGCGTCGTGCAGTCGGTGCTCATCGATGCCGATGTGTCGTGGGCATACATCACGCCCAAGACGCTCAAGTCGTTCGCCTGCGACAACGGCGGCGCCGACAAGGCCGACATGGCGGCGGCCGCGTACCTCGCGGCCGGTGTCGAGTTCGCCGACGACAAGGGCGGCGACCAGTGCGACGCGTGGTGGCTACGCGCGGCCGGGCACGACTGGTGCGGGGTGCCACTGTTCGACCTGCCGCAGGCGCAGCGAGACGTGCTGAGCAAGGCGGATTGGCCGACCGCGTTCGCGCAGCGCTACGTGATGGGGGCGGCCGCATGAACCGTGCCGAGATCGTCGCGGTTCTCACCCGCGCACTCAAGGAAGCCGGCGACCGCCCGATCGTCCTGAATCTGTACTGCTGCCAGGGTGGCAGCGCCGCCGGGTACGAGGCGGCCGGGGGCTACGTGATCGGCGTGGACATCGCGCCGCAGCCCAAGTACCCGTATGCGTTCGTTCTCGCCGACGCTCTGTGGTTCCTCGCCGAGTTCGCCGAGTGGATCCGCGAACACGTCACGTTCGTCGACGCGTCGCCGCCCTGCCAGGCGTTCACCCGCGCGTGGAAGATCCAGCAGCGGGAACACCCGCGGCTGATCGCTCCGACGCGCGACCTGATGCTCGCCACCGGCCGGCCGGGCGTGATCGAGAACGTCGAGGAAGCCCGCGGTGAGCTGCTCGACCCGGTGCTGCTGTGTGGCGCCATGTTCGGGATGCAGACGTACCGGCATCGACTGTTCGAGGTGCACGGGTTGACGATCTCGCCGCCCGACCATCCCGGGCATGAGGCGCCCCTCGCGAAGATGGGGCGCCCCGCCCGGCCGGGTGAATTCCGGCACTACGTCGGCAACTTCTCGGGCGTCGACGACGCTCGGGCCGACATGCGGATGCCGTGGGCGAGCCGTGACGGTCTGCGCGAGGCGGTGCCGCCGCAGTACACCGAGTACATCGGGCGGCAGGCGCTCGCGCAGCTCGTCGGCGAGGGGGTGGCCGCGTGAAGCCTCCGTTCCCCTACTACGGCGCGAAGGGGCGACTTGCCCCGTGGATCGTCGGTCTCATGCCGCGCGAACACCGCGTGTACGTCGAGCCGTTCGCCGGGTCGGCCGCCGTGCTGTTCGCCCGGCCGAGGCCGGCGGCGCACGAGGTCCTCAACGACCTCGACGGCAACGTCGTGACGTTCTTCCGCGTGTTGCGCGACCGCGAGGCCGAGCTCGTGCGGGCGCTCACCCTCACCCCGTACAGCCGCGAGGAGTACCGGGCGGCCGACCTCGACGCCGACCTCGGAGACATCGAGCGTGCCCGCCGGTTCTTTGTCCGCACAACGCAGTCGTTCAACGCTGCGGGCGCTGCCGCAAGCAGACGCGCATCATGGTCGAACGGGATGCGGCGCGGGTCGTCGCAGGCAACGAGCGTCGCCGATGTGGTCGACCGGCTGCACCATGCGGCGGCGAGGCTGCGGCGGGTCGTCGTCGAGAATCGTCCGGCCGCCGATGTGATCAGGGCATACGACGCACCCGACGCCGTCATGTACTGCGACCCGCCGTATCTGGACTCGACGCGCACGGGGCTGCAGGCCGCATCGGCGGGCGACTACTCGCACGACACCTGCACCGAGGCGGATCACCGGCAGCTCGCCGAGGTTCTGCAGGGGTGCCGATCGGCGGTGCTGCTGTCCGGCTACCCGTCGCCGCTCTATGACGAGCTGTACGGCGATTGGTACCGAGTCGAGGTGTCTGTGCAGCGGGCGGCGTCTAACCGGCGTGGCAGTACCGGGTCGGCCGGTGTCGAGGTCGTGTGGTCGAACCGGCCGTTGTCGCGGCAGGGGGCGCTGTTCGAGGTTCTCGACAGCGAGGCGGTTCCGGCATGAGGCGCCGCCGCGCCGCAGCGGGCGCCCCGACGATCCCCGGCACGGCCGTCGCACCGCGGCGCCGCACCCTCGACGAGACAGTCGCCGCCACGGCCCGCCCGGTGCCGCCGGTGCCCGATCAGGGTGATCTCGTCGAGCACTGGCACGCGTGCGGACTGCTCGACGACGACCAGGTCGACAGCCTCGGCGGCGAGCAGCCGTGACCGGGATCGGGCCGACGATCGGCAGCCCGCGGCCCGGGTTCGGGCTGCGGGTCCGGTTCGACAGCAAGGCGCGGGACCTCGCCTCGGCCGACTTTGCGTGCCCCTGCGGCCACGCCGAGGACGCGACCGGACACGCCAACGTCGAGGCGCTCGTCGTCCGGTACGGCCGGCACCGCCGAGACGACTGCCCGATACCCGAGATCCGCGCGGCGGGCGACCGCGAGTACGCCGCCCTGCAGCACTCACTCAGCAAACGACGGAGGAAGTAGCCATGCCCAAGCTGGACAAGGATGCGGCGGTCGAGGTCAAACTCGACGGCGCCGCCGCGGTGCTGGAAGCAGCACTCACGGAGGAGCAGCGGCGCGGGCTATTCGAGCACCCCGGCATGTGCGTGCTCGTCATCGCCGAACTGCGGTCGGTCACCTACACCGGGCACGCCAAGGACGAGGACAAGTCGCCGCAGGTCAAGCTCAGGATGTCGCTCGTCGAGGCGGCACGCGACAACGAGCAGACGCGACTCGTTGCCGAGGTCATGCGGGCGATGATGCGCCGCCGCCGGATGGACGACACCCTCGACGAACTCGGCCCCGGCGGCACGGTCGTCGAGGAAGCGGTCGCCGAAGCGCTCGCCGGTCACCCGACCGAGACCGAGTACGAGGTGCACGAGCAGCGCAAGCGGTCGCGCCGCGGCAGCCGGGTCGAGCACATCGGATGACCAGGGCGCCGGGCAGCAGTGGCGGCGCGCGCCGAGTGCGCTGCCGCTGTGGCCGCACCGTGCTGCAGCAGCTCGTCGGGAACCGTGCGGCGCTGAACGTCACCGCCGACGCCGACTACCTGCCCGCCGCGGCGGCGGCTGCCCTGCGCGAGCCGAACCGTCTCGACTGGTGCGTGCGCACCACGAAAGCCGGAACGGTCCTGTTCTGGGCGGACTGCCACCGACGCGCCGGCGACTGCGACCGGCCGCACGTGATCGACCACCAGTGCACCGCGCCGCCCGCCGCTGCCCGGCCCCGACGACGCAACACCCGTACGACCTCTGTCCCCGAGGGACAGCTCACCCTCGGATAGGGAGCAGCCCTAATGTCTTGGTTCGCCGTTGATGACAACGCATGGTCACACCCGAAGTTCGTCAAGGCGGGTAACGCCGCGCTCGGGCTGTGGCTGCGCTGCGGCGCCTATGCGGCGCAGCACTTGACCGACGGTGTCGTGCCCGGGGTCGTCGTCGGCATGTGTAAGGGCACGCCGGCGCAGGTGCGCCGGCTCGTCGAGGCCGGGCTGTGGCACGAGCACGGCCACACCTGCCCGCACCCGAAGTGCCAGCAGCCGCAGCCGGGCGACTACTACATGCACGACTACCTCGACCCGTACAACCTGCCGCGGCGCGAGATCGAGGCACGCCGCGCCCGCGAGGCGGAGAAGAAGAAGCGGCACCGCGAGCGCGAGCGGGGCGGTGTGCAGCTGCCGCTCGACGAGCCGGGCGACGACACCCCGCCCCCGTCGCGGCCGCGCCGTGACGAGCAGCGGCCGATTCCTGCGGACTGGCAGCCGAGCGAGGCGGATGTCGAGGCGGCGCAGCTCGCCCGCGCCGATGCCGGGCTGCCTCAGCTCACCCCGCAGCAGCTCGACCGGGTGACGCGCAGGTTCGTGCGTCGCATGGTCGACGACCAGGTGCGCGCGGCCGCGTGGGGCGGCCGCTGGCAGCAGTGGGCGGAGCGTGAGCGGACGGAGCCGGCGCCGCAGCCGGGCGGCAACGTCCTGCAGCACCCGGCCATGACGAAAGCACAGCAGCAGCTCGCCGGCCTCGACCGGCTCGCGCAGCGGTTGAACGGAGGACAGGGAGCATGACGCTCGACGAGACCCTCGAACTCCTGCGGCAGATCGCGCTCGTCGACGACCGTGTCGTACGGCTCGACGAGACCGAACAGGCCGCGCAACTCTCGCTGTGGGCGTCGATCCTGCGCGACGTCCCGCTGCAGTTCGCGGGCGAGGCAGTCGGCGACCACTACGCGTCGTCGGCGTGGCCCGTGATGCCGAAGGACATCGCCGAGCGGTGGCGGGCCGAGTCACGGCGGCGACTCGACCGGCACGTGAACACGTTCGAGCCGCGCACACGCCCGTTCCTCGACCCCGACGACATCCCCGGATTCCGGGCGGCGCTGCGAGCCGAACGCGAGGGCGTGCGCCGCGGCGGATACGAGCCGGTCGCCTGGGGTGAGCTCATGGCGGGCTCGGACCCGGGTCCGGCCGGCTGCCCGAATGAGGAGTACCGGAAGGCTCGTGAGGCGCTGCGCGCTGCGCGGGAGGCTGCCCGCACGGCGCCCCAGGAGAGCGAGGCGACGGCATGACGGCCCGCACTGACCCGCTGCTCGCCGAGACCGTGCCCGACGGCACGTTCGGCGGCGCCCGCGCCCGCCACGACAGCCGACAGCAGCGCCCCGAGCCCGACCCCGAGGGCGCCCGCCGGTTCGCCGAACTCGCCGCCGCGGTCGCCGAGATCGACCACGACCACGGCTACGGCGTGCACCTCCGCTACCGCACTACTCCGCAGGACACCGGAACGACCGAACGGAACGCAGCATGAGCAACACGACCGCCCCGTACTACACCGCCGACGGCGTGACGCTGTGGCTCGGTAACAACCTCGACGTGCTGCCGACGTTCGCCGACGAGTCGGTGCACGCGATCGTCACCGACCCGCCCTACGAACTCGGGTTCATGGGGCGGGCGTGGGATGCGTCGGGGATCGCGTACAGCGTCGAACTGTGGCGCGAGTGCCTGCGCGTGTTGAAGCCGGGCGGGCACCTGGTCGCGTTCGGCGGTACGCGCACGTATCACCGGCTCGTGTGTGCGATCGAAGATGCCGGGTTTGAGATCCGCGACTCTCTGCACTGGTTGTACGGCTCCGGGTTCCCGAAGGGCGCCGACATAGCGAAGGCGATCGACAAGCGCCGCAACGACCGCGCCGACGTGCTGCGCGTCACGGCGCGGCTCGCCGAACACCGCGACGCGGCCGGCTGGACGAATCGACAGCTCGACGAGCTGTGGGGGTTTGACGGCATGGCGGCGCACTGGACGACGCAGGGCAAGGCGGCGTGCGTACCGACCCCCGAGCAGTGGGTGAAGCTGCACGAGGTGCTCGGGTTCGACGACCCCGAGCTCGACGAGCTCGTGCGCACATTGAATGCGCGTAAGGGCATGATCGGCGAGGCGTGGGCGCAGCGTGAGGTGCTCGGCGAGCGTACGACCGGTCGGGGTACGGGCCGCGGCAGCGTGGCTGTGATCGCCGACAACGAAGCGAACCGTCACTTGACGGCCCCGGCGTCGGATGCTGCCCAGCGGTGGGCAGGGTGGAATACCGCGCTCAAGCCGGCTCATGAGCCGATTGTGCTTGCTCGGAAGACGACGGGGATCCTGTCGACGACTGCGAACGTCCTCGCGCACGGCACCGGGGCACTCAACATCGACGCGACCCGGATCGACGCTGCCGACAAGGAACGCCGCCCGCCCGCCGGATATCAGCCAGGCACGACCGACACGTACGCGCAAGACGCTTGCACCCGCCAACAGTTCGGAACAACCGGCATCGACCCGGCGCCCGGCCGTCGTTGGCCGACGAACGTGATTTTGGCGCACCCGCCGCTCGTCGACGAGCACGGCGACGTCATCGGCGACGCCTGCGCCGACGGGTGCGTCGACGGCTGCCCCGTCGCTGAACTCGACGCGCAGTCCGGCACCCGCACAGGTGGCAAGATGCGCGCCGGAACGAAGCGAAGCAACCGCGACGGCTGGGCCGGACCGATGCCCGCAGCAACGGGTGGCGAGACGTTCGGCGACAGCGGCGGCGCCTCCCGGTTCTTCCCCGTGTTCCGGTACGAAGCGAAAGCACCCGCCCGCGAGCGGCCCCGACTGCCCGACGGCACCGCGCACCCCACCGTCAAGCCCCTCGCGCTCATGCGGTGGCTCGTGCGGCTCATCACCCCGCCCGGCGGGACCGTCCTCGACCCGTTCGCCGGGACCGGCCCCACCCTCGAAGCCGCGCGGCTAGACGGGTTCACCGGAATCGGTATCGAACGCGAGCAGCCACACGCCGAGATGTGCCGCATCCGTCTCGACAAGCCGCACACACCGGCCCCCGCGACGGAACCGACC